GACAAAACGAAAATCTATAAAACTCACATGAGGGTGGGTGTGCTGATATTACTATAAGGAGGTGGTGAAATGGCAGATAGAAAAGCTGTAAAAGAATTAAAAAGCAGTGAAAAATATAATAAAATTAGACAAGATTTATTGGATCAGTTAGATAGAAATGGCACGTATGGAGAACAGTTTAGAGATTTAGTAGAAGATTATATGGCATTTTGGATAACAAAATCACTCCTTATAGAGGATATAAATAAAAGAGGAGTAAATGTAAAATACAATAATGGCGGAGGGCAATCTGGTTATAAAAGAAATGACAGTGTAGGAGAATTAAATAAGACAAATGCTCAAATGCTTAAACTTTTAAATGAACTAGGAATTAAAGCTACTGTAGCAGACAGTGGTGATGACGATGAATTATAATAAATATATCAAAGAATACTTAGATATTATTGACAATGAAGTATTTCCAATGTGTAAAGAACAAAAATTATTATCCAAATTCATAAAAAATATATTTGATAATGAAAAGTTAGTAATAGATGAAGAAAAAGTAGAGAAATATTTTTCTTATCAGAAATACTTTCCTTTTAATTTATTCCCATGGGAGAAATTTTTATTTGTTTTACATAACTGTGTATTTAAAGAAAATGGATTACCTAGATTTGCTGACTTGTTTATTTTAGTTGGAAGAGGTTCTGGTAAAAATGCTTATTTAGCTTATGAGGACTTTTGTTTAATTACGCCTACTCATGGAATAAAAAATTACGATATAGATATATCAGCCAACTCAGAAGACCAAGCTAAAACAACATTTAATGATATATATAATATATTAGAAGATCCTAAATATACAAAGAAAATGAAAAGGAATTTCTATTGGAATAAGGAAGAAATTATAAATCTTAAGACTAAAAGTAAAATAAAGTTTAGAACTAATAATCCAAAAGGGAAAGATGGTTTGCGTTCAGGTAAAGTTGACTTTGATGAAATACATGCTTATCAAAACTGGGCAAATATAAATGTATTTACTACAGGTTTAGGTAAAAAAGATAATCCAAGAAGAACTTACATAACAACAAATGGAGATGTAAGGGATGGTCCACTGGATAATTTATTAGAAAAAGCAATAATGATATTAAAGGGAGAAGTCGAGGATAATGGCTTTCTCCCTTTTATTTGTAAGCTGGATGAAGAAAAAGAAGTTGATAATCCAGATAACTGGGCAAAAGCAAATCCTTCTTTACCTTATAGACCTTCATTAATGGAACAGATGAAAAAAGAATATGCAGATTATAAGATCAACCCTTATGTAAATAATGCTTTTATGACTAAGAGAATGAATATTCCAAAAGGTTCAAAAGATATTGAAGTAACTTCATGGGAAAATATATTATCGACAAATAAAGATATACCAAACCTTGAGGGAGCAAGCTGCACTATTGGGATTGACTATACAAAGGTAAATGACATGATGAGTGTAGGGTTACTTTTTTTAAAAGGTGGCATATATTATTGGGTTAGTCATAGCTGGTTTTGTACTAATTCTAGAGATAAGGATAGAATAAAAGCACCTTTAGAAGAATGGTCAGAGCAAGGATTATTAACTATAGTTGATGACATAGAAATTAATCCAGATATGGCTACAGAATGGATACAAGAACAGTTAATAAAATATAATTTTGTTAAATTAGGAGTAGATAATTTTAGGTTAGCATTGTTAAGTAAATCTATGAAGAATATTGGGATAGATGCAACAAATAAAGAACAAGTAAAAATAATTAGACCTAGTGATATTATGAAAATTGTACCAGTAATAGATAGTTTATTTAATAATCACCAAATAGTGTGGGGAGATAACCCACTTATGAGGTGGTTTACTAATAATACTAAACTAACTGATAAGAATTTAGGTAACTATGTATACGATAAGATAGAGCCTAAATCAAGGAAAACAGATGGATTCATGGCATTTGTCCATGCTATGATTGCTGCTCAAGATGTATTGGAGGATGAAGATAATAATGAATTATTCTTTATGCCTCCTATTATATTCTAAAAGGAGGTGAGGAAATTGTGAGTATAAAAACATGGTTTATGGACTTTTTAGGGAATGTTAAAAATGAAAAGGGTGAAATAACCGAAAATATAATAGAGGAAAAGATACAAGAAATATATTATAAGGAGTTAGCTATACAAACAGCTATATCTCTTATAGCGAATGCAATAGCTAAGTGTGAAATAAAAGTATATGAAAATAATCAAGAAGTAAAAAATAAGCTTTATTATATTTTAAATGTGTCACCTAATGCAAATGAAAATAGCAGTCAACTTTGGCATAAAGCCATTGAAAAAATGATATATCAGAATGAATGTATATTAGTTGATGTAAATGATAATTTATATTGTGCTGATAGTTATGCTCCGGAAGAATATCCAATACTAGGAAACTTATATAAGGGAATTGTAATAGGGAATTTACAGCTAAATAAAACTTTTAAAAGTAGCGAAGTATTAAGATTACAATTAAATAATTCTAATATAAAAAAATTAATCGATAATTTATATGAGCAGTATGGAGAACTACTTTCTTATGCAGCAAAAAGTTATAAAAAGAGTAATGGAGCAAAATATAAATTAGTTCTAGACCAAGTTAAAGCATCTGATGAAAACTTTCAGAAAACATATAGAGAGATAGTACAAAAACAACTTAAAGAATTTATGGAAAATGATAATGCTGTATATCCACAATACAAAGGGTATGATTTGCAGTACATGGATGGAACTAATACAAATAAGGATAGTTCTGATTTTAGGGCATTGAGAAAAGAAATGTTTGAAATAGTAGCTCAAGCACTTCAAATACCAGTTAGTCTTATGTTAGGAAACATTACAAATATGAATGAAATAGTAAAAGTATTTCTTACATTTTGTATAGATCCAATAGCAGATATGATTTCAGAAGAAACTACAAGGAAAACTTCAGGAGGATATGATAATTGGACGAAAGGAAATTATGTAAAAGTAGATACATCAACTATTAATCATATAGATATATTAGATGTTGCTGAAAAAGCAGACAAATTAATTGCATCTGGTACGTGCTGTATAGATGAAGTAAGAGAAATTATAGGATTTGACAAACTTAATACTAAATTTAGTCAACAGCATTTTATAACTAAAAACTATGATACAGTGGAAAATAGATTAATAGGTGATGGACAAAATAATAATGGAGGAGGTGAAGAAGATGAATAAAAAATATTTCCAACTAACTCAAAATAATAATGAAGTTAATATACAAATTTATGGTGACATAACATCTTGGGAATGGATTGAAAGTGATATATCAAGCTATACACTATCTAAGCAAATAGAAGCGTTAGAGTGTGACCAAATAAATGTATACATAAATTCATATGGTGGAGAGGTAGCGGAAGGTTTAGCTATATATAACCAACTTAAAAGACATAAAGCAAAAGTGAAAACTGTATGCGATGGTTTTGCATGTAGTGCTGCCAGTGTAGTTTTCATGGCTGGAGATGAAAGAATAATGTCTACGGCATCACTACTTATGATACATAATGCATGGACGAGAGTAAAAGGAAACTCTAAAGAGTTAAGAAAACAAGCCGATGATTTAGATAAAATTACTCAAGCTAGTGTCAATGCTTATATGCAAGAAATAAATATAACAGAAGAAGAATTAAAGCAAATGCTTGATGATGAAACTTGGATAACTCCACAGGAAGCTATAGAAAAAGGATTTATCACGGCTATAGTAAATGAAAAAGAGGCCGAAGAAGTTAGTCAGTCAGTTAAAAAATCATTAATGAAACTTATTTTAAATGCTAAAAAAGAAGATGATTTAAATACAGGAATTAATAATATCGAAGAAAATAAGAGTAAAGAACCGGAAGAACATACTAAATGTTCTTTTTTTAATGAATTTAAAAATAAATTAAATAGAAAAGGAGGCCAACAATAATGGCAATATTAAATAAAGATATAAAATTTAAAGAAGAAATAACTAAGTTTTTAGAAGCAGAAGATAAAGATCAAGCAGTAATAATACTTAGTGATGCACTAGAAGAAAAAATGCAAAAAATAAAAGATGATGCATTAGAATATCAACAAACTCAAGACAAATCAGTTTTAGCAGATAGAGGTTATAGACAACTTACTACTGCTGAAGAAAAATGGTATAAAGGATTTATAGAAGCTGCTAAATCAAATAAACCTCAACAATCATTCGCAGATTTTATAGGCTCACCAGAAGGCATAATGCCAGAAACTATCATAACTGATATATATAAAGATTTATTAGAAGAACATCCACTATTGACTAAAATAAATTTTGTAAATGCTAAATATCTTACTAAATGGATATTAAATGATCATACAATAGATACTGCAGTTTGGGGACCATTAAACAGTAAAATAACAAAAGAACTTACTTCTGCATTTAAAGCAGTAGACATAACTCAAAATAAATTATCTGCATTTGTTTCAGTTCCTCAAGATATGTTAGATTTAGGACCTACATTTATAGATGCTTATGTAAGAACTATAATGAAAGATGCTATAGCATGTGGAATAGAAAAAGCAATAGTTAGTGGAAATGGTATAAATTCTCCTATAGGTTTAGATAGAGATATACATAAAGGAGTGTCATACTCTACTAGTACTGGATATCCTCAAAAAACTGCTATAAAAATAACAGATTTTTCACCTAAAACTTATGGTGATTTAATTTCAAAAATGGCTAAAACAGAAGAATATACAGATGATAGTAGTAAAAAACATGGCGGAAGAACTAGAAAATTTGGCTCAGTATTATTTATATGTAATCAAATAGATTACTTAACTAAAGTAATGCCAGCTACAACTTTACTTAATGTAAATGGAGTATATGTAAAAGATGTATTCCCATTCCCTACAGAAGTTGTAATATCAAATGAAATTGCAACAGGTAAAGCTATAGTATGCTTACCACAAGAGTACTTTATGGCTATGGGTGCAGCAAAAGATGGAGTAATAACTTATTCAGATGAATATCAGTTCCTAGAAGACAACAGAGTTTATAAAATAAAAACTTATGGAGAAGGTAAAGCATTTGATAATACATGTTCTTTATTACTTGATATATCTGGATTAGAAGAAGCAGTAGTATACACAAAAGTAAAAGGAACTGTAGAAAGTACAGTTAAAGGAACTGTAACTACTAAAGCGGGACAATAGTAATAAGAAAGACTAGTCTATGACTAGTCTTTTCTTTTTTAGAAAGGAGAAAGTCATGGATAGTTTATTACAAGATTTGAAAGATAAATTAAACATTACCTGGGATGAAGAAGATACAGAAAGAAAACTTAATATGATAATAGAAGATGCTAAATTAACATTGAATTATAAACTTGGGTATAGCATAGACTACTCTAAAGAGGGTATAGAACATAGCCTTTTTCTTAATTACTGTATGTATGCTTATAACAATTGTATCAATGAATTTGATGATAATTATTTCAATGAGATAATGCAAATAAGGCAAATGTATGAGGTTATAAATTATGAAGAGAGTAAGTAATTACAATGATGGATATATTCGAGTTTATAAGGAAATACCAGTTAAAACTAATTTTGGAGCAAAAGAGAATATTAAAACAAAGGATAATCTTGAATTTATTGTTAAGTTAGCATATGAAGAATGTAGTAAAAGGCAACAAGATTTAGATTTTGCGGAGTCAAATGATAGAACTTTAAATGTAAAAGTTAAAACTAGATTCTATAAAAATATAAATAATGAGTACAAAGTAACAATTGAAAATACACTGTATGACATCATCTATATAGATGAAGATAGAAAGAATAGAGAGTTGTATTTTTATTTGGAAGAGGTGACAGAAGTTGAGTAAATTAGATGGAATACTTGAACAAATACAATCTGTATTGGAACAAACATTTGAGTTACCGGTATGGTATGGAAGAACATTTACAAAAGGAAAAGATAAATGGAATTACTTTGTATTTAACAAAAAGGAATTTGATAGAAGTGGTAAAAGTAAACTAGATTACAACTATTATTATCAGGTCCATATAATTATGGAAAATTATATCCCAGAAGGTTTTGAACAAAAAGTAATAAAAGCAATACAAGATAATACAAGGTTAAAACTAACAGATCAGTCGATGCAGTTTAATTATATTACAAAAAATAATACAGATATGGTGGTTGAAATGCTGACTTTAGAATTCACAAGAGCATTTAAGGGATGTGATTTAGATGGCTAGAGCAGTATTTGGATTATCAGCCGAAGATGTTGAAAGATTACAACAGGCCATAATGAGTTATGGAGATGGGGCAGAAAAGGTAATAAATAATTACTTAAAAAACGAAGCTAGCAACATATTTACTCAAGCCATAATAAATTATATTCCTGTATCAAATCGTGATAAGCAACATGCAAAAGATAGCTCACCATTGAAAGCTGAACAGAAAGAAAATTTATCATTATATATATATACAAAAACACAATACAATTATTTGTATTTTCCACAGGAAGCAGAAGGAGTACACTTCCAAGGCAAAGTTCCGAATGATTTTATGCAACATGGGGTAGATGCTCAATATGATAACGTAGTAAACAATTTATTAGAAAAACTACAAAATAATTTTAAATAAGGAGGATTGATAAGATGGCTATATATCAAACTAATTTCGCAGAATATGAAGTCAAAGAATCATCTGTAAAATTTAATGATGCAGCAGAAAGCTCATTTAATAAACTAGGATGCGTAGGTAAATTAGATGAAGAACTAGAATGTAAAGTAGTACAAAAAAAATGTGAAGGTATTGTTGCTAAAACAAGAACAATAGGAACTGGTAATGGTACATTAACTTTATCTTTACATATTAGATATGATCTTTATGTAAAAGCATTTGGAATGGAAAGTACAGACTTGAAAGATGGGGTAGTAGCTTATGGTAGAAATAGTAGACATAAAGAGTTTACTTATGTAGCTAAAGTATTAGATGAAGATGGGCTAGAAAAGATGATAGCTTATCCAAGATGCATAATGGCTTCTGCACCAAAAGGAAGTATTGAAAATGGAGTAGAAGAAATAGCGGAAATTGAAATAGAAATATCAATAATGCCAGATGACTTTGGTAATGGTAAGTATGAAATGGTAGTGACTAATGATGTTGATGAAACAGTAAAAAGTACATGGCTAACTGCATTCACACCGGCCTTAGTAAGAAAATCAAGTGTATAAGAAATCAAAGGTAGGTGATATATAATGAAATGTACTATGCTAGAACTAGAATTAATAGATGGATCTAAAATTGAACTAACTTTAAATTTTGCTCGACTATTAAAAGTAAAAAATAATAATAAAAAGTTATATGAAGAATATATGAAAGCTTTAGAAGGCGGTAAGGGTTTTGACCCTATCTTTGATAGCTTAAAGGTATTATATGTTGCTTACCTTTGTGCTAACTCAGACAAATTAGGTACAGATGAAGTAATGAGCGAGGATAAATTCATTGAGATGGTGCCTCCAGATATGGAGCTTATAAACACTGTAACAGCTGAATTGATACACCCTAAAAAAAAGTAGGGTTTAGACAACCATTCATTAAAGCTACAGGAAGAGTAAATAAATCAAGAACAAGAATCCCAAAGTTTATTCTTGAAGATTGGGAGGATTATTATACATATTTTGTATTAATTTTAGGAATGAGTGAAGAGATTTTCTTTAATGTAGATTACTCTTCACTTTTATCTATTTTAGAAGATAAAATAGCATACGATAATTACATTAACTATGTAAAAGAAAAAGAATATGAAAAACAAAGACAAAGAAGAAAATAAAAGGCAGGTGATAAAATGGCTAATAATAAGGAAGCAAAGATAACCTTTAAAGCAGAAACTGCCGAGTTTACCGCTGGAATTAAAGAGATGAATAGCAATATTGGTACATTGAATAAACAGTTGAATCTTAATGCTACTCAACTCAAAGCTAATGGTGATAGTGTTGAACTTTTGGAAAATAAACAAAAGCTACTACAAGATAAACTACAAGCCAGCGCTCAAAAAATAGATTATACAAGAGAATGTCTAGAAAAAGCTAAACAAATTTATGGTGAAAATAGTGAAGAAGTAAAAAAGTGGACAGATAAGCTGATAACTGCTGAAACTCAAAACGCTAAGATACAAAACACATTATCTCAAACAAGTTCAAAACTACAAGAATTAGAAAATTCTACAAAACAATCTGAAAGTGCATTAGGTAAATTAGAGTCTACTATTAGTAAACAAGAAAATGAATTAGGACAGTTAAAACGAGAATATCAAAATGTATGTCTTGAACAAGGTCAAGGTTCTCAGGAGGCTAAAAATCTAGAAAGTAAGATACAATCACTATCAGCAGAACTTAAACAAAATAAAGATGCACTAAAAGAAGTAGAAGATGCATCCGAAGAGTTGGCTAATAATTATGAAGAACTAGGAGATAGTGCAGATAATGTCACAGATATAATGAAAGGCAATTTAGCTAGTGATATAGTAAAAGATAAATTAGATGCACTTAATGATACAACTAAAGAGGTTGCAAGCGGATTGATTGAGTTTGGCGTGGATAGTGACAAGGCGCTAAATACTTTAATTACTCAAACTGGAGCCACAAAGGATGAGTTCGAATCTCTTGAAAATGTAATGCATGAAATTTATGCTGATAATTTTGGAGAGGATATGAACGATATAGCTGAAACCATGGCTATAGTTAAGCAGCAAACTGGAGAAACTGGCGAAGAACTTAAGAAAACTGCTGAGAATGCATTTGTACTACGTGATACTTTTGATATGGATGTTGCTGAATCAGTACGTAGTGCTAACATGCTTATGCAACAATTTGGTTATACATCCGATGAAGCATATAATCTAATTATTCAAGGTGCACAAAATGGCTTAAACAAAAATGATGATTTATTAGATACTATAAACGAATATTCAGTACATTTTAAGCAAATAGGTTTAGATGGCGAAGATATGTTCAATATGCTTCAAAATGGTGCAGAATCAGGAACATTTTCAGTGGATAAATTAGGAGATGCAGTAAAAGAATTTGGCATACGTGTTAAAGATGGTACAGCAGATGATGCATTTAAGAAGTTAGGGCTTAATGTTGATGAAACTACTGCTAAGTTTGGGAAAGGTGGAAAAGAAGCAAAACAAGCATTATCACAAGTTACAAGTGCTTTATTTGGAATAAAAGATCCTATAGAACAGAATACATTAGGAGTACAATTGTTTGGTACTATGTGGGAAGATTTAGGGGCAGATGGAGTCAAGGCATTAATGGATATATCAGGTGAAGCTGATAAGTCAAAGGATTCACTAGGGCAACTAAATGAGATCAAATATAATGATTTAGGAAGTGCTATAGAAGGTATAAAAAGAACTTTTCAAGAAAGTTTAAAACCGGCCATAGATGTAGTTTTAGATGCGCTTAATGGTTTAGCTAACTGGTTTAACAGTCTACCATCTGGCATACAATCAACCATAGCAACTATAGCAGCAGTAGCAGCTATATTATTATTAGTTGGTTCTACAATTGGGACTTTAATGTTAACGTTACAACCATTGATAGGACTTTTTACTGGATTAGGTGCAGTTATAGCTGGTATATCAACTCCAGTACTTATCGTAGTGGCAGTTATAGCCTCATTAATAGCAATAGGTATAACGTTGTATAAAAACTGGGATACAATTAAAGCAAAATGTTCTGAGGTATGGAATGGTATTAAAGATACTATATCAAACGTATGGAATTCAATTAAATCCATTACAAGCACTGTATGGAACGGAATTAAGACTGTAATTTCTACAGTATGGGATTTAATAAAAACATCTATAACTAATCGTATTAATTTAGTTAAGTCTATAATCACTACAGTGTGGAATGCAATCAAAACTGTTACAAATTCCATATGGAATGGTATCAAGACTGTAATTTCTACAGTATGGAATGCAATTAAATCTACTATTCAAGCTAAGGTTAATACTGTGAAATCAGTAGTACAAACAGGATTTAATTTAGTTAAGACTTATATAATAAATCCAATTAGGTCAGCTTATAGTACAGTCAGTTCAATATTCAGCAGTATTTATAATACTATTAGTAGTAAGATTAATGCTGCTAAGGATGCAGTTGGTAATGCAATAAATAGAATGAAATCATTCTTTAATTTTTCATGGTCATTGCCAAAGATAAAGTTACCTCATTTTAGTGTTAGTGGCAGTTTTAGTTTAAATCCTCCAAGTGTTCCTTCGTTTGGTATAAGCTGGTATGCTAAGGGCGGTATTATGACACAGCCAACCCTATTTGGAGGTGGAGAAGCAGGAGATGAAGCTATATTACCTTTAAATTCATTTTATAATTATCTAGATGATAAGCTTGATACAATGGCGAGAAATACAGCTATTGATTATGATAGAATGGGAGAAGCTATGGTCGATGCACTAAATGGCATTGGTATGTATATGGACAGTAAGAAAGTAGGCCGCTTAACATCAAAACCAGTTCAAGAAGATATAAGTAATAGAACAAAAAGATTAAATAGATTAGGAGGTATATAATGCATAGATATGATAATGTAAAATACAATGGCTTCAATTTATCTGAAGTATGTGACATTGAAGAAATAAGATTGCCTATATTACCTTCTAATAAAATATCAACGCTTGATATAGCATCCAGAGATGGAGAAATATACAATGGTAAGAAATACGAATCATATGTTATAGAGATAGACATATTAATTGACTGCGATACTAAAGAAGAACTTAATGAAAAGTTAAAAGATATAAGAGATATATTTGATGTAGATGAGCCTAAACCTTTTTATATTAACAAGGAAAGATTTATTTTAGCTATACTACAAGATAAAATAGAAAAAGACCCTGTATGTTTTTATTCTTATGAATCTACTATTAAGTTATTTTGCCCAGAACCATATTTTTATTCAGATGAAATAACTGCAATAGATGCAGAAGGTAGTGATTTGACATGTGATGTTACTGGCAATAGGGCAATATCTCCAATTATCCAGATAGGATTTTCAACAGATGCATATTATGCTCAACTTGAGCACAAAGAAACAGGGGAAAGAATATTAGTAGGCAAATATCCTACATTGTCTCTATCAGCAGTAAAACAATCAACGAAAGTATTATATGATAAATGTGAAGATACATCCGGATGGACAACATCTTCTGCTAGTATCGGTTCTGATAGGACTGTAGGCGGAACTCTAGCAGTAAGTGAAAGTGGAAATAGTGTTATTATGGGGACAATACCTAGTGGTGACACTACGTGGAAGGGAGTATGTGTAAGACAGGATTTAAGTCATAGTGTTGATGAGTTTAAATTAACAGCATTTATGAGACATAATAGCACAGGAAAGAATGGTGACCCTAGTAAACCTAAGTATAAAAATGAAGATGAAAAAGTTTTATCAGGAAGTAAAACGCCTTACTATATGGTAACTAGTTCAACATTAAATGTTAGAAAGGGCGCAGGAACAAACTATAAAAAGATAGGTACATTTAAATATGGTCATAAGATTAAAAATGGTACAGCTAAAAATGGTTGGCTTAGTTTTGATTATGAGTACACAGACAAGAATAAAAAGACAGTAAAAACTACTGGATATTGTAGTCTTAGTTACTTATCAAAAGAATATGATACTACGGAAGTAAAAGTAACAGTTAGAAACTTTGTAGTAATATCTGATGACAATAAAGAAAATGTATCAGCATACTTAAGAAAATCACCTAAGAAATCAAGTAAAGCCTTAGCAAAAATACCTGTAGGAACTTGTGTAAGATGTATTATGGTAGACCATTACGATGATAAGAGTAAAATAACTTACTATAAATTAGCTAAGAAATATAAGGGTTATATTGGATATATAGCTAAAGGAAATTTGGTTAGTGCTGATAATGCAGTGTATAGTTATCCGGATGAAGAAGACTTTGAAACTGCTGATGATAAAACAGGAATAATTGAGTTATATGGTTTTGGTGTTAATGGGGAAAAATTATTTACTTTAGGAATGTATGATGATAATGCATGGTATGAGTACACATATCCTAAATGTACTGTAGGCTCAAGAACAGTTCTTAAAGATTCAACAAAAGTACCAAAGCCTGATACTAAAACATACATAATTACTGATAAATCAGGAAAATCAGTTGTTACAGTTAGTAATAAACTATCTGGGAAATTAGGTAGTTGGAATGAATATTATGGCCAATGGACATTGTCAAGAGAAAAAATCAATAAGAAATATGTATGGAATGTTGCAGTTACTAAGATTAAGGATGGCAAAACTATAAAAAGCCAAAGTAGTAAAAGCTTAAAATATTCTGATTTACCAACTGAAAAATTAGCATATGTAGTTTTATATATAGGAGCTCATAACACTCTTGATAAATCAAGTGCTATGAGCTTAACACATATTAGAGTTGATGAATTAAATCCTAAAGAACAAGAAACTCCTAAAAATATTGTATATTTTCAAGAAGGAGATGTGCTTGAAATAGACTGTGAAAATCACAGATGTTATTTAAATGATGAGCCATGCGATGATTTAGTTGACATAGGTAGTCGTTATTTTGAATTAGATACAGGAGAAAATAATATAAAAACAAACAGCAATGATACAGATACTACAACGAGTGTGATATTTAGGGATAAATGGTTAGGAGAGTGATAAAGTGCTAGGTGAATTAATAATTTTAGATTCCGATAAGAAGATATGTGCTAGGTTAACACCTAGCCTTTATTTTGATTATTCATATCATCCATATCTTGAAACTGGAGCTGAAACCTTTGATTTTTCAGTTACTCTTGATGAAGAATTAGAACAGGCAATAACTGAGAGAAATTTTGTATTATTCATTCGAAATAATAAATATAAGATGTTTCAGATTATGGCTTGTGAAGATGAAGAAAATATTGATTCAGTAGTAAGGAATGTACAATCTGAAATTGTAGGGCTTGAATTAAGGAATGATTATATAAGAGAATCTACTATAACTGGTAATATGAATAAATTCTTAGATACTATTCTTAAAGACACAAATTATAAAAAAGGTTATGTAAGCCCAGAACTTGATGATATATCAGTAGAAACTAGTATTACAGAGCCAAAAGCCGTTTACACAGTAATTCAAGAATCAATAGCTAGATATGGTAATTGCGAATATGAATTTACAGTAAATCCTATAGATAGCATTAACGGAAATTATGAATTAATTGTTAACTGTTATGCAGATGGTGAAAGAGGGAATAAAACATATAAAAGATATGATTATGATTTCAACAGTTATGGCATGAAAAGGACAGGCGATGCTACAGACCTTGCTAGTGGGCTTATAGGTGTAGGAGCTAATGGTATTACATTCAAAGATATTAAATGGGAAAAAGACCAAGGCGACCCTTTAGATAAACCATTAGGACAAGATTTTCTATTAGATCCAGATGCACATGATATGTTTTCAAATGGGGACAAGTATATATTAGGTAAATATACTAGTGATACAACAGACCCAGGAGCATTGTTATTAGAAACATATAAGAAATTGCAGGAAGTTAAACAAATAAAATATTCATATGAGATACCAGTATATTTAACAGATGATGAATATGATGAAATTGAGGTAGGAGACACTAATTATATAGTAAATGATAAGTTTAATCCTCCTATACAATTGGAAGGAAGAATAAGCGAATTAGAATTAACAGATAGTGAAAATAAAATAACCTTAGCAAACTTCAAAAATGTAAAAAGTAATATCAAATCGTTAAAAAAAGAAGATATTATAAATGAAACTATAGATATTATTAAAAAGACAGGAAAACTAACTGCAAGCGATATATTAGCAATAAGACAGTACCTACAACAATTAGGTGTGGATAAAAAAAACATTGATAGCCTTATAAAAAAATATACAGATAAAGTAGTACCTGACCCAGTAAAACCTGGAGATGATACAAGTAAAATAAGCGAGGACACAGAAGATTATAGAGCTATAAACATAAAGAAAATAGATAATGGATTATGGATAGGGGATAGTAGAATACGTGACTGTATTACATATAAATGCGGAGAAATAAAAGGTAAAACACCTACTACACAACCTGAACCCAATAAAAAAGAAGATAGTAGTAAAACTGCAAAACAATACAAGGCGGCAGTAGATTATTATGCCGGCTTTGGATTAGGGAAATGGAGCGATAAGTATAGCAATTTAAGGAATTTGCGTAGTAAATCCAATACATGGAAAATATACGCACCAGTTGAATATTATAGCAAGAAATTTGGACTTGACCCACAACTAGTCTATGCAATGATATATGCTGAGTCTACTGCAAATCCATATGATGCTACAAAAGACCCGACGGGTGGATATGGACTTATGCAGTGTGAAAGAGGTACTTATTTCAATAAGAAAATGAAAATCAAATATTTAGATGGCAAAGTTGAATATTTTACACCGACTTACTCTAATATGAGACCCAAATCTTGTGGGACTAAGATTATTAATGGGGTAAAGGTGGATAAGGCTATATGCAATCAGATAATGGTCGGGTGCAATGAAATGAGAGCAAGACTTGAAGAATACCATTGGAATATACTTGCGGCTCTATGTGGATACAATCTAGGGATAGGCGGTTTTCAATGGGTAGTCATGCATTATATAAGAGATAGATACAAATTAAGTATATATGTGTCACCAAGTGGTAAAAGTTCATTGTTGTATAAACAATCTGCAGCAGTTAAGAAGAAATACTGGGAAGTAATCGACACAATGCAGGCACCTTGGAAAGACTATAGAAAGAAATATAAACAAGTAACCGGATGGGGTACACCTACTAATATAGAGTGGTATCTTAGATGGTACAAGGTAGTAGATGGACAATTACCATACTGCATTGATAGTAAAGGTAAAAAAAGAGGGTATGGAGCAGTAAAACCAGCCACTTCTAATAAGAGTGCAGAAGCTACTGCCGTCTCAACTGAATCCTCTATGACTAGAGCAGCCAGTGTTAAAAATGCGCCTACATGGAAAATAAGCGGTAACACTACAACTAAGAAGGGTGTGGCTGAAAATGTTAGAAAGAAAATAGTCAATAAGGCTAGAGAAATTTGTGAATTACACCAGAAATATAAAAAAGCTACTTACTATGCAGGAGCTTGTATATATGATGATAGTAAAAGATATAGAGTTAGTGGAACTATACACGGTATTAAAAATCCATACTGTTATGTGTGTTCTTCTCTTAGTTCATGTGCATACCTATATGCCGGACTTAGAAGTGTAACTGCTAAATATGGTGGAGCCAATTGTGCCTACGGTACTTTAGTAAAAAGTGCTACAAAATATAGTGGATATACGTTAAAGAAACTAACAAGTAAAACAATTAATGAATTATTACCTGGAGACTTAATTATGCTAAGTAATGCGACTGTACCTTCAAATGTAACAGTTGCATGGGCATCAAAATCAGGTGGAAATAGTAAATATGCCACTGCCGGTACTCACCACGTAGTTGTGTATTGTGGAAAAGTAAATGGTAAACGTATGATAGCCCATGCTAGTGGTGGTCATAAATGGCCTAGAGCTATAAGATACGAGGACATGAGTATAACATATAGTTCAAGAGGCAGTATGTCTCATTGGTATACACATGGTATAATACTTAGACCGTGGGATTTAGCAAGAGCCGATAAAGAGGCAAAAGTAAAAGACCAATCACCTACAAAACCAACACCTCCAAAAGACCTAACAGACGACCCGGATGGAACAACTTACGAAGTTACTTTCAAAGGACTTAACAGTGCCGCACCTAAAGACTTTGTAGAAGGAGGAAATCTTATTACTAATATCACTATTAATGGAGTTACAGACAAAACACCATATCCTAAAACTGTAAGCCATGTAATGTTAGCATTTGGAGTACCTTCTATAACAGATAATATTGAGAGTGTAGTAGAGGACTATACATCACTGATAAAAGCTTTACTTAAAAAGTATCCAAAGAAACCTATATTTGTATGTGAGGAATGCCATTTAACAAGTGCTTATGGAAGTGATTATAAGAATATGAATACATTAATAAATGATTTCAATACAATGATGCTTGATTACTGCAATAAGACAAAATATGTAATATTTCTAAGGAAACCAAAGGATATGTGTAATACTAGTGATAAAACATTGTGGTTAAGTAGTCTAACTTCAAACAGTTGGACTATGAAGGATAAGGCTAGTACTCAAACTTATTATAAGGAATATAAGAAAAAGATATTATACTTTGGAGATGGAGCAGATTGGGAAAGTAATAGCGTAACTAGTAATAAAATGTTGGATAGCCAGCGTGTTTATACTTATAATAAACCAATGACAAAACTACAATTTAGAGTGCCAGCAACTTCATCCACTAATTATAATGATAGTTACTATGCTCGTATTATATTTACTACTGCCAAAGGATTTAAGCTAATACAACCTGACACGGTATATTTGGAAGGTGTTGACTGTAAGAATGGTGTATTAATACCAAAAGTAAATACTACTTACATTGTATCCGTATATTATAATCCTGATACTACAATTAGTGATAAAGCATACCTTGGAAGTGTTGGAGCTAAGAAAAAAGGCAGTAATTATGCACAACCACTATTCAAATACGCCTCAGATCTGGTTAAAATCGCCAATAGTTACTACACTAATAATAGTAAGTTCAGTTATAATAGTACAACTCCTTGTGACTTCAAGAATCCAAGCGAAAATATCAATAAATGGAAAGTAAATGGTAAGTACCAAATAGATGATAGTTGTTTCCTTAATTATGTATTAACAGGTTGGACTTATGATAAATCACCATATGGCAATGAAAAGAAAACTAATAATAATAGAAATAATAATGTTAGTTGGGCAATACCAAGTACTAGAGATGAGGCTGATATAGGAAAATATTTTGTACAAAAGAATTGGGTAGTAGATGTGGCAGATTTAGAAACATTTAAGAACTTAGCCATCGGAGATATTATATTTATGGATGCAGATAGTAAAAATAATGGTCATTTTATGGCCATATCTCATACTGCTATAGTAGTAGAAAAAGACAAAGATGGTGACTATGTGGCACTTGAATGTACTAATGGATTATCAAGTGGAGTATTTAGAAAAGTAAAGGTTAAAAACCTTGCGAGTAAGAATATATTATTTGTCGGTAGATTTATGATAGGATAGGAGGGATTTACGTGGTTGGTGATGGACAAGAGCACGTTGAGAGACCCATATATGATGATGACGGTGAGATGATTGTGTGGCCAACACTAGATGAGGATATGGAAGAATTTGCAGAGGAACCGGAAGTAGCTACTGTTGCTGCTTCCGATAGAGCTGCGGAAGATGATACATATTATGAAGTACCTGACACTGTAGAAGATGACCAAGATAGAATTGATGTACAAGTTGAAGGTATAGAAGACGAAGAATGCGAGGATCCCAAAATAGGTGATATCCAACAAGCCGGAGAGGATTATAATGAGGCTATGGATACAATTGTCGGTATATTAATGCAGGCATTAAGTACAGAAGAAATGACAGATCAAATGAGTGCAGACCTACAAGATGCAACCATCAACATGGAAACTGCTAAGCAAACAATAACTGACTTGTGTGGTGACCCTGAAACAAAAGTATTACAAACTGACCCCGATACTAAAATTCCACAAGACCTACAAGAATTGTTGGAAACACTTACAAAAGATGGAAAGGCTCCATGGCTATATATAGATGATGATGGGCAATTATTATTAGACGGTGAGAGCGTACCAAAATTAAAAGTAATTGAGTTAGAGGCAGAAAAGATAAAAGCTGATTATGGGGAGTTCAAAGACCTTACTACTAAAAACTTCACGGCAGTAAACGCCAAAATTGATAATTTAGATGTCGGTAATTTAGATGCAGTTAATGCCACTATAAAAAACCTACAAGCTGATTTAGCACATATTGGGGTATTGATTGGTAATAGTGCGACTATAAAAGATATACAAAACTTGTTATTGACATCTAAAAATACAACTATTGAGAATGCTCTAATAAAAGACGCTATGATTGATACTGTTAGTGCCAATAAAATTAATACGGGTACAATTAATACTAATAATGTAAGTATTCAGAGTGATGATGGTTCTATGTTATTGCAAGGTAATTTGCAGCAATTTAAAGACAAGGATGGCAATGTACGTATTCAAATAGGTAAAGATGCTAAGGGAGATTTTACATTTACATTATATGGAGCAGACGGAAAAGGACAACTTATTAATCAGAATGGTATCCAATCAAGTGATGCTATAAAAGATGGATTAATAGTAAATGCTAAAGTAGCAGACAATGCTAATATTAGTGCTGGCAAACTTGATATAGCAAGTTTATTTTCTACTATGAATGAAAGTGGATACACCCTTAAATCTAGTAAAATAAAATTTGATGATAAAAATCAAACTTTAGACGTGTTATTTAATAGCCTATCTACTAAAGTAGATAATATAAATACTGCCACTGGAGATATAAGTGGATTAAAAACACAAGTATCCACTAATACAACTAATATAGGAATAGCTAATGGAAAAATAGAAACATTGATAACCAATACTACTATTGAGGATAATGGTACAACTACTACTTTAAAAAATGCCTTTAATAGTGTTAAAGATACAGTGGATAAACACGAGCAAACTATTAGTTCAATGGGTTCAACTCTTAATAGTGTTTCCATTGAATATTATGTATCAACTAGTGCCACTTCAATGCAAGGAGGTAGTTGGTCAACAACAACTCCACAATGGCAAGAGGGAAAATATATTTGGCAACGTATCAATTATGGAAAAGTAAATGGCACAACAACATATAGTACACCTGTATGTATCCAAGGGGCCAAAGGTGAAGACGGAACAGGAGTAAATATACTAGATAAATATCCTTCATTGGAAGAATTGAAAAAAGCTCATCCAACAGGAAATGCTGGTGATTGTTATACTGTTAATGGTACTTTATATGCTTGGTCAACAAGTAAGAATGACTGGATAGATTGTGGTAACATTAAAGGTGAAAAAGGTGACCAAGGGATACAAGGTATTCAAGGTGAGCAAGGTGAACAGGGACCACAAGGAATACCAGGAACACCTGGTAAAGCTGGTACAACTTATTACACATGGATTAGATACGCAGACACTATAACTGGTGAAGGTATTAGTAATGACCCAACTGGTAAAACTTATATAGGTTTTGCTTATAACAAAACAACATCTACTGAGAGCAATACTCCTACTGATTATACATGGAGTCTAATCAAAGGGGATAAAGGTGATACTGGTGTAAAAGGTGATAGAGGTGAAAAAGGAGAAACTTATTACACTTGGATAAAATATAGTGATAATGCAGACGGAACAGGATTATATGATACTCCAAAAGATACTACAATGTATATAGGTATTGCTATTAATAAGACAACACCTACTGAGAGCGCTAATAAAACTGACTACACATGGAGTAAATTTAAGGGAGATAAAGGAGACAAAGGTCAACAAGGCATACAAGGTGGAAAAGGAGACCCTGGTGACCCTGGTGAAAAAGGTCAATCTTTAATCAATAGTACACCACAATGGTATAAATCAACTAGTAGCACAACACAAACTGGTGGAGAATGGACAGGAACAATGCCTGTTGCTGAGAAGGGATATTGGTATTGGTTAAGATTTAAATTAGACTTTGAAAATCCAACTGAAACTAAATATACTACACCTACTTTAGAGCAAGTATATACGAAAACAACATCACTTGAGCAATCATTAGATGGGTTCAAAACAACAGTAAGTAATACTTATGCCACTAATGACTCGCTAGGAACTATAAGAAATGATGTATCTAGGGTAGAACAAACTGCGAATAAAATTGGATGGTTTATTAGTGGCACTAGTTCAAGTTCAATGACATTGACTCCAGATGCATTAACTGTCATAGCCAATCAATTAAAAGTCACTGGAGATATGATAGTTGATGGAGCTATTGATGGTAAAACTATTACAGGAGCAACTATTATAGGTAGTACTTTTAGGAATCAAGGTAATACTTTTAGTGTAGATAGTGAAGGAAATATTGTTGGAGCACAAATAAAAGGTAGTGAAGTTGTAGGAGATAGTTTCTCAGTTGAAGGTGAATTAACTGCTGATACAATCACCGCCAATAAAATAAATAATGCACAATATCCAAGCACACTGGATGACGATATACAAATTGAAATAGACCCTTCATCAGGTAGTGATGATGTTGAATTAACAGAAGGTGCAGTATATAAAACAATGGGAGGAGTAATAGATGCCTTACCTAAATTTCTTAATGGTAAACGAATAAATATATGGATGCGTGGGGATATAACCGAAAATGCTGACTTCCAAAATTATACTAGTGGACAAATAAGACTTTATTTAGATGGGCACACATTATACGGATACATTAGAAACTATATGAGTAGTGCCAAATTATGGGTATATGGTGGCTGGCCAGGTACCGAAGAAGGACAAATCGGTGTTGTCCACCCCGACACAGGTTGTGCAGTAGCTGGTAGAACTGGTAGTATTATATCGCAGGAAAGTAGTTCACTCAATACATACAGCGTTAAAGTTTATGGTAGTGATAATAAACACAGTGATGGGCAAAGTAATATTGTAGGTTATATCGGGGATGCCTTTGCCTCAATGTATATTAAAAATACTACATTAGTTAACTGTGAAATAGGGTACAGAGGTAGTGCCTGTGCAAGAATACACGATGCGAGTTCCGCCGGTGTATGTAGTGAATACGGATTTCAAACTACTAGTGGTGCATTTATAACAATAGCCAATGCAGCTCACTGCGGTGGTTTAACTGCAAATACCGCTCAAACATTACCAGGACAAATTATACAACACGCAAAAGCAACATTTGCTGGAGGTAATCAAACTACAGACCCAGACAAAGCCCCTACTACATCAACTACAAAAGTAATTACTATAAAATCTAATAGTGGGGACACTTATAGAAGTTCTGTATATAATAACTGGAAACAAGATAATACTGCAAGACAAGGTGATTATGGCTACGGAGATTGTAATGGATGTTGGTTCTTTGGTACTCAATTCAATCGATTCAAAGAAAAAAATATCACTAAGATTGAACTTACTATTAAGAGAATATCTGGTGGTGTTCATGCAGCAGTACCTATAGTAGTTAAGACTCATAACTATGCAAGTAGACCAAGTGGGAAACCTTCATACGGTTCAAGTTGTGGAAGTGTTAGTATAGCAGTTGGTAATAGTGGAAAGTTAACTATAACTAATAGTACTATACTTAATGCACTTTCAGGTGGTACTATAAAAGGATTCGGTATTCAATCAGCTTATAATGCTAGTAGTTATGCAGTATGTAGCGGCAGTGTAACAATGAAAGTAACTTATACAGAATAGGAGGTGATTGAATGGATGCAATAAATATAATAACTGAAATATATAAACAAGAATTGGCACAAGCTAATCATCAAAAAGTACTATTTCAAGCTCAATGTGAAATATATAAGCAACAAATAGATAAACTTAAAAAAGAAAATGAAGAATTAAAATCCACAGATAAAATAGATAAATAAGCAGAGAATTAAAATTAAATTTTTAGTTCTCTTTTTTATTTTGAAAGGAAGGTGTTTGAAATGGCTAATAATGATTACATCACAACCGATTGTAAGTTGACAGTTTCAAAGAATACAGCCAAATTAGATGAAGAAATATTTCTATATAAGAATGATAGAAATATTAAATTGTTAATAGAAATTGTAGATAATAAATACAGATATAAGTCAGATGATTTAAGTAACTTACTAGTGAAATATAAAGCATCCTATGCACAAGTTAAGTGGTATAAAAATGCAGAGGTGAAAAAGGAATTCCCAATACAAGCTACTGACGATGGTAAAGTTGTATTTGTAATAGAGGGACAATTAATAGATGAGATACTGAATTAGGAGATTATGATTTACAACTAAGACTTCTTAATGAAAGTCAAGAAAGTATAAGATCACTTCCAATAATAAAAGGTGCAGTACATATTCTAAAACCATTGTTTGAAGAAGGTGACATAGCAACAGTTAACAGTGCTGTAGCAGATGTATCTATGCTTAGTTTAGATGGAGATGCAATTGATACTTATAATAGTGACGGAACTTACAATCAAACTAATTGGGGAAATGGAGATGTAATCTCTAGTGCAAAATTAAATAAACTTGAAAAAGTAGCAAAAGACAATGTAGACAAAGTAAATAAAATGCCTGCTAAATCTATAGTAGAAGGTGGGAAAACATACCTAGCAAAAGAGGATGGAACAAAATTAGATAGTGGTACTGAATTACCTGCAGGTGGAAGTACAATAGAAGTTGTAAATAATCTAGAAAGTGACTCAACTACTGCTGCTTTGAGTGCTGCACAAGGTAAAGTACTTAATACGCAATATAAAGATATTGCAAGTAAATTTGAGAATGGAACTATAGGTAATACTATAGAACCGCAGTTAATGGATATGCCAAGAATATATTTTAGTGAAGGTACATTACCAACTACTAAAACTGCCACAGTAATGAAATTTGATTATTATAGTAAAACAGCAGCGTATCATGGATATGTAGACATAAAATGTCAAGGTAATAGTTCTATGGCATATCCTAAAAAGAATTTTACTATAAAACCTTACAAGGATAAAGCTAAAACAGCAAAATTAAAAATAGACTTTAAAGGTTGGGGCAAACAGAGCAAATTTGTACTTAAGGCAAACTGGATAGATATTTCTCATGCTAGAAACGTTGTATCTGCACGACTTTGGGGCGATATAATAAAAACTAGAGTCGATTATACAACTGCTCTTCCTGAGTTACTTAGAACTTCCCCTAATCAGGGTGCAATAGACGGTTTCCCTGTACTGGTTTATTCTAATGGAGTTTATCAAGGCAGATACACATTAAATATACCAAAAGATAAATGGATGTCTAATATGGACGACGCACTAGATACTCATTGTATTTTATGTGGTGAAAATTATGCAAGTGGATGTTTTAGAGCATTACCAGTAATAAATGGTACTGACTGGACAGATGAATTACATGACGTAGTTCCTGCAACTATAAAAACTAGTTGGACTAATGCAATTAAATTTGTTATGAACTCCACTGATGCTGAATTTAAAGCTAATTTAAGTAATTACTTTGATATTAATAGTTTAATTGATTATTATTTATATGGATTAGTGGCAACTAACTTAGATGGATTCGGTAAAAACCAATTATTCTTCTGCTATGATGGAATTCATTGGATTGCTAGTGTTTATGACATGGATAGTACATGGGGATTATATTGGAATGGTAGTAGAATACTTCCAACTAATTATGCAAGAAATCAATATGAAGACTATGTGAATAAAACAAGTAACCTATTATATAACAGACTTGAGCAATTATTTATGACACAATTAAAAGCAAGATACGCAGAGTTGAGAAAAGATGTATTATCAGCAAGTCACATAATACAAAAGTTTGAAGAATTTAATGACGTATGTCCTAAAGATATAGTACAGGAAGATTATGCAAGTACAACAGGTGAAGGAAAATTCACTGGTATGCCTTCTCTAACAACAAATAATATACAACAATTAAGAAATAATATAGTAGGAAGACTTACATATGTTGATGGTTATATTAATGCACTACAAGAAGCTACTCCATGTACTGCAATTACTTTAAATAATACTGCATTAACATTTACAACAGATGCTGCACAAACATTAACAGCAACAGTAACTCCTACTGATACAACAGATAAAGTTGTATGGAGTGTATCTCCAACAGGATTTGTAACTGTTAATAATGAAGTTGTAACACCAGTTAATAATGGTGCTTGTGTTATTACTGCAACTTGTGGAACTCAAAGGGCTACTTGTAATGTTACTGTAAATTTACCGGTGCAAGCAGTAACTGCACTAAATTTAGATAAAGACAGTATTACTTTAGGTAATAGTGCAGATGCAGATACAAGTAATGTCAATTTATTAGAAGGTGTAAATCATACTATTGATACTACTAATAATAATATAGTTTTCGATTCCATTACTTTAGATAGTGGTATATATATATTTAAAAATATAAATGGTGGTTCTTTTACTTGGTTAGGTGCTGATTATGATGGTAGTAAACATGAAATTGGTAATACGAGTGAAGATTTCTTATTTAAATTTAATAATAGCACGATAGCTCAATTCCATGCTTTTCCTAACAATAAAGCTACTAATACTGCTGACAAATTAGGCTTATACAAAATAGCAACAACTTTAACTAATCCTATAAAATTTACTTTAGCAGGTCATGGATATTATAGTAATGGTAATTTTGTAGAGGATGACAACAATGTCTATTCTACTGCTGTAAATTTAGATGCTTCAAAAAAATATGTATTAATGAATGAAGGAGCTAATCAAGTTAATGATGGGAACTGTGCTTGGAAGATTGATAATGGTAGTGGGGGTAAAAATGTTACTAAGGTATTAGTTAATTTCCCTATTAAAGTATTTGAAAATGTAACATCTTTATCTATTTCCATTAATACAGTAAATAATGCTTTGGCAGATATTACTTTATATGAAGCAGCTTCTGCAACTACAAAATTTGAAGACACATTAACTGCTACATTAACTCCACCAAATGCAACTAATAAAAATGTAACTTGGACTGCTGATAATGAAAATGTTCAACTAGTGGCAAATGGATTAAAATGTACTGTAAAAGCAAAAGCAGTAGGTGATTCAATTGTAACTTGTACATCACAAGATACTACTAATGGAACTATTACAGATACTTGTAATGTTACAGTTAGTGCAGTCCCTGAACAACCAGCTACATTATATACATTACCACAAGAAAAAGTATTTAATGGAACTAGTGATTTTGTAGATACAGGTGTTCAACTATTTAAAACTGACCAAGATTTTACAATAACAATGGATGTTACACCTGATACTCAAACAGAAGGTTCAGCTAGTCTTGTGCATTGTATGAAAGAACAATCTCCATATCGAGGACTAAATATACAAAGAGATGGTGTTTCTGCTTTTGCACTAAATCCTGGTAATAATCAAAAATCAATGGCAGGATTAATACCTTTAGGACAAAGAACTAAATTAGTTATAGTTAAAAATGGAACTACTATGAAAGTATATAATAGTAATAATATTAAAGGTGAATCTCCTTATACATTTACTGCAATAGACCAAACATTACTACTAGGGGCATACCAAGACGTAAATGGTAATAAAGGAAGATTCTTTAAAGGTACTGTACACGAATTCAGTATAATTGATGCAGTATATAGTAATGAACAAATAAATGCTTATTTAGGAGTTAATATTGCTACTGATTAATATGTAGTAGTTCATTGCACAATTTGAATCAATTGCGTAAGATATATGTTTATAAAAAAGAAGTCATGTTAATACTCTAAATAAAAAGGGGTGATATTATGGATTTTCATTGCTGGAATGAAGAAGGGTGTACAGTAGAATTAGATGAAAGAGAGAAACAAGCATATATAGATTATGTTCAAAAGAAAAATCCAGGGCAACAAATAAAAAGTTTAATTGTAAAATTGGATGGAGATTATGTTGATTTGAAATATGAAGTAGTTCCAATTCCATTCCAAAGAATTCGCAGAATTACAGGCTATCTTTCAGAAGTGAAACAATTTAATGATGCCAAACAAGATGAATTAAAAGATAGAGTCAAACATTGCTAGAATAGAGGTGTTGTCTATGAGTACAGAAATAATTGTTGCAATACTAGCATTTGTTGGAACCCTAGCAGGTTCTTACTTTAGCAATAACAAGACAACTGCAGTAATACAAGAACAGATAAAAAATATAAAAGAAGATATATCTATTCTGAGTAATAGAGTGGATAAGCATAATAATCTTATAAGTAGAATGAGCGTTGTTGAAGAAAAAATAAAGGAATTAGAAAATAAAGGAGAGAGATAAATGTTAGATTTAAGTGTTATAAGTAATTATTTAGTAGTTGCAGTAATATTAGTATGTTGTTGTATTGGATATGTAATAAAAACAAGTTTAGATTTTATACCTAATAAATATATACCATTAATCATGGCCTGCATAGGAGTGGTTTTAAACTACTTTATAGCAGGCTATTTTAATGTAAATGTATTACTAGGAGGAATGTTGAGTGGTTTAAGTTCTGTAGGACTTCATCAAGCTTTTAAAAATTTAATTGAAAACAAAGAAGGTGATAAATAATATCATTCCTCTATATTATGGAAATTATAGTAATAAAGGGGTGATATTGTGAAAATTTGTAAAGTTGATGGATGTAATGATAAGACTCATGGAAAAGGATATTGCAATAAACATTACAGACAATTTAAGAGATATGGTAAAGTGAGAAGAACTTTGAAAGACCCTAATGAGATTATTTTGTATGATAACTATGCCGAAATAATTCTTTATGATATAAACAGCAATGAAAAAGCTAAAACTTTAATAGATTTGGATGATATGCATAAAGTTAAAAAATATAAATGGTGTTTAGATGCTTACGGCTATGTCAGAGGAGGAAAAGAAAAGAAAATACAATTACATAGATTTATTATGAACTGTCCTAATGACATGGTGGTTGACCATGTAAATTTAAACCCTCTAGATAACAGAAAAATGAATTTAAGAATATGCACAAAACAACAAAATGAAATGAATAGACCTCTTAGAAATAATAACACTAGTGGAATAACCGGAGTTTCATTACACAAGCAAACTAATAAATGGAGAGCTTATATTCAATATAATCAAAAATTTATTCACTTAGGATTATTTGACACAAAAGAAGAAGCAATTAAAGCAAGGGAACAAGCTGAAATTAAATATTTTGGTGAATATAGATATAAAGAATTAGATAACTAATAAATAATTATCTAATTTAAATATAAAAAGGAGTGGTATTTTTATGACAGTATCAAAACCAAAAATGGTGTGCAAAACACCATCATATCTTAGCAAATATATAGCAGGAGGTACTAGACGTAGAACGACTAAAATTGCTTTTCATTACACAGGCGCACATGATGTAAAAGGAATTAATACGATTAATAATTGGTTTAACAGTATCAATAGAGGGGAACAAGGTAATAGATATGCAAGTTCACATTTTGTAATGGACTTAGATGGAACTATATATACATATATACCTATGAAAAGAATAGCATGGACCACTAATGCAGCAAATTATTATAGTATAGGAATTGAATGTGCAACAACTGGGAACGATGACCATTATACAGATGAAGAGTATGTAAGTATGGTTAAATTAGGAGCATGGCTTGCACAATATTATGGATTAGATCCAAGAGAAGATTTTATAAGACATTATGATGTAACTAGAAAAATATGCCCTAGATACTTTGTAAATCATTCTGATAAATGGAAGCAATTTAAATTGGATTGTTATAATTACTTACATGGCAAGTTAAAAGAAAAAGATATAAGAAACTGCACTAATGGTAAGGGTAATAGTAAAATAGCAACAAAATCTAAGAAAGAACAAACTAAGGCAACAAAATTTGAAATAGTAACACTTGATAAACTTAATATAAGAAAAGTAGCAGATTGGGATGCAGATCCAGTTACAACAGTTAAGAAGGGGCAACATCTACAAGTAATAGATACAGTAGATGCTAAAAATGGAAGTACTTCTATGTATCGCTTAGAATCAGGGCTTTACATAACTGCATCTGATAAATATGTAAAGAAAGTATAATAAAAAGGCTGGTAGGGATTAATTTCCTTACCAGCTTTATTTTTATTGGTTATTATCTTGTTGTGCAGGTGTTTCTTCTTGTTCCTGTTGTTCATCATTATTAATATTCCAACTATCCTCATCCATAGGCTCATCGTAGTAGTCCCAGTTATAATTATCATCTTCTTCATCAACTGTATTGCCATCACCATTACAGTGACAATCATCTACTGGATAACCACATTCTGGACATTTGGGTTGTTTATCATACTCTTCTGTCATATGATCATGTTTTACTAATGGTTGACGATTACCATCTTCATCGACATATACGTTATTTTTTTCATCTACATATGGTTTAGTTTTTTCCTTTTGTTGTTTTTCTTCATTTACTGTTTTATTTTTAGTTTGTTGAACTTTCTTAGTTGTATTTGTTGACTGATTATTGTTCTCTAATTTATTATTATCTGTTGATTTACTATTAGTTTTATTTTCTTTATTTTGATTTGATTGTTCTTTTTTAATTATTGGAGTCTTGCTTAAGAAATAAGCATTAATTTGGAAGTATTTTTCATCTGATCTTTTTCTAAGTCCGCAACATCTTCCGTATGCTATTATTGTATCGCCAACTTCAAATTTAACATCAACCATGTTTTTAGGGATGTGTACATATACTGGTAATATTGCTTTTTCAAAATCTAAAGTAATTATCATAGTGTTATATTCAGTTTTGAATTCTTTAACTGTACCTGTTATTTCAACATATTCATCCTCATAATCATTGCTAAGGGTTAATTCAGTTACTTTTTTATAGTCATGTTCTTCTTTCTTCGTTGTGGCTAATGCTTGTTTTCCTTTTTCATCTAAATTCTTTGTAGTATCCTCACTACATCCAACCATTAAACTTCCTGCTAATATACATGATGTTAAAATACTTATTAATTTTTTAATCATATTCAACATCTCCTTTATTTATCTTTTTTTATTATTATTTTGTCATCCTCATAAGTTAAAATAACCTTTCTATCTTCTTTTGTTATACCTAATTCTTTTACCATTTTGGCCGGTAAACTCACTTTATAATTAATCGAGTTTTCATTGGCATTTCCACCAACTTTACCTATGATGATGTTCCTTTTGATCCCGTTCAATTTACTAACCTCTTTTCTTTTATTTATACTTATATAGTAAAACTTTGGTAACCAAAATGCAATTGTGTTTTAGAAAATATTACAATAATCGTTCGACAAAAAAGACTAGGAAATTTAATCCCTAGCCTTTGCAATTACATTACATAAAGCTTATTTTCTATATTATTATAAGTTTTTATTGGAAAATTATCTGGATCATATAAACACGCTTCTATTTGATCTTCATCAACCTTATTTTCACATATTTCATTAAATAAAATAAAAGCATCTTCTCTCTTTAAATATTCACTAAAAAATTCTAAACCTTCATTATCTGTCCAACTAACTTTATAATCATTCATTTATTTGCCCTCCATGTCTTTTAGAATTATGCTTACAAGTTCTTCCTTAGTAAATTCATCTCCTGGATAATATCCTCTTGCATCATAGAAGTATTCTTTTAACATTTCCATACTAGTTTTTCCTAACATTTCTTTCATTTTCATATCCCCTTTATTTTTTTATTTACTTATATATATGCTAACTATATTTAAAAGTTGCAAAATATTTTCTCAAAATAAAGAAATATTATTGTTATATATGCATATATTATTGTCAAAGGGGTATTCGCATATATATTCGCATGAGACGTATATGGAATATTTAAAAAAAGATTCTATGTACAAAGATTGGCTTATTTTAATGCGAAGAATATATTTGCCTTAATACCTATATTTAGGAGGTATATATATGAGTAATGCACTTCAACCTATATTTGATTTATTTTGGGATGCTGGAAAAATATTTTTTACATGGGTATTTGATGGATGGATAGAGCCGAAGAAAAGTTTAGATGATTTTTTTAAGGCAGCAAATATAAAAAATAGTTTAGGTGAATATCCAGAGGTTGTTATAGATAATAAAACTGTATTTGTTGTATTTGTTCCTGCTGGATTAAGCGTTGATGATTTTTTAAAGCATAAAGATGCACTAGAATTATATTTAAACAATGAAGTTAAAATGGAAGCATCTAGTGGCTGGGTTAGAATAGAGATGTTAAAGAAATTACCAAAGGTTATAGAGTATGAAATACCTAAAAAGACAAAAGAACTATGTATACCGTTTGCAGTAAGCGGAAAAGGGGTAGAATATATTAATTTTAAATATGAACCTCATGTGCTTATAACTGGTAATACTGGTTCAGGAAAATCAATAACTCTAAGAAATATAATAACAAGTTTAATAAGTTTATATCCAGATGAAGTTGATTTAATATTAATAGATTTTAAAATAGTTGAATTGTCTTTATTTAAATATCTTAAACAAGTTGAGCAATATATTACAGATACAGAAGATGCTAAAGAAGTATTATCTGATGAATTAGAAACATGTAAAAAAAGATATGCATTGTTTGAAAAAATAGGAGTAACAAATATATATGATTATAATAAAAAAGTATCTAAATATAAAAAATTAAAATATAGATTTATTGTAATTGAAGAATTTATTATGTTAGCTGAGGATAAAAAGAGAATAGCTATGAAAGAATTAAGAAAGCTATCTGTAATTTCTAGAAGTGCTGGTATATTTCTTATAATCACTGGACAAAGATTTGACAATACAGTAATTGACCTAGTTATGAGAAGTAATATAGGTAATAGGCTATGCCATAAAATGCAAGATGAAGCAAATAGTAAACTTATAATAGATGATGCTGGAGCAGAAAAAATAAAAGATAAAGGAAGAATGATTTTTAAATGCAATTCAGAAAAAATTGAGTGTCAATCATATTTTATAGATGAAAAAACAGTAAAAGACATCATAAAACCATATTTGGAACCCAAAAAAGAACCTAAAAAAGACATATTGTCTCCTAACACAAATAAAGGCACTTTAGGGAACGATTGTATTATAAAGGATAAGTTGCAAGACAAAGAAAATAAAATACCTCCTGTTGCAAATAAGAAGGTCGATTTTGAGTATGATTTAAGTTTTTTAGATAAATTGTAGGTGATAGTATGATAATTACAAATAGAGATCAAAAAATCAAAGAATTTATTGATGAAATGGGTATTTGTGATACTAAAAGTTTATCAATTATATTTTTTAATGGAAGTTTAAGAAGTTGCCAAGCACGAATGAAAAAATTAATCACAATAAATTATGTTAAGTGTTTTAGAGAAAGCATACCAGGGCAAAATATTTTCTATACTGGAAGAAAACCAGTTCAATGGAAACATAAAATAGTATGCTCACAAATTATAGCTGAACTTATGAAAAATAATATAGAAATATTAAAAGCTAGATGTCCTTTTAAAATTGATAAAGTTATAGTTGATTTGTTATTAGTATTAAGAATTAACGGAGAAATAAAAATATATTATTGTGAAGTAGAAAGAACTAAAAAATTAGATTTGAATAAATATCTAGATTTGCATTATAAAAAAGCATATAAAGAATATTTCCCTTTTGAACCTTCAATCTTATGTGTAAGTAATAAAAAATGTAAAAATGATAATATATTAGATATAAGAGAATGTAAACTTGATTTAAGTGATTTAATAGAACAAATAAAAGAGTAGGATAACCTACTCTTTTTTTATTTCTACTACATCTTCTATTTTACAATTTAGACATAAACAAATCTTTTCTAATATACTTAATGTCACAGATTCATTCTTAGAAAGTTTTGACAAAGTATTTGTACTAAAGCCTACTTTTTCCCTCAATTCTGTTTTGGTAATTTTTTTATCTATTAGTAGTTTCCATAATGGATCATAACTTATCATAAAGTATACCCCCATTTTTTATTTTAATTATATCATAAAATAAGTTGTGGATAACTTCTTAAAAACTGTGGATTAATCATTAGTTTTTTATGCTTACTGACTTAAAACTGACAAAAGTTATGAATCAACCAAGCGTACACTTTAAAAATACACACTTTTATACATATAGAAGTACTCAGTATATGAGTAATTAAGTATAAGTAAGCAGTAATATATATTTATATAAATGTGTATACTGCTTACTCTTCTTAATATATATTGATATTATTTGCTATACATTTGACTTGATTTTTAGCTGACATTTTTATAAAACTGACAAATTGACTGCCACAAAATAAGGCTTACATTAATTACCTGTTGACTTTTGGTTAAATAATATATTGCTAAGATTTTCACTTGCCTTTCTATCCATTTCTTCTAATACATGACTATATTTATTCATTGTTATTTTGATATCTGTATGTCCTAACCTTCCAGATACAGTTTTCATATCTGTACCAGATAATAATAATAATGTTGCATTAGTATGTCTTAAATCATGTATTCTTAACTGTCTAAAATTATTTTCTTTGCAAAACTTTCGATAGTATCTATTTAAATCATCATTTTTATATGGTTTTAATTCTTTATTTAAGCAAACCAAATTATATTTATTTTCTAAAACACCTTGAAGTTTTAATTCATTTTGTTTTAGTTTTTCCTTTTTTAGCTTATTCATGAGCTCAATCGGAGCAGATAATAATCTTTTACTATCAGTTGTTTTAGGAGATTTAAAAATTAAACTTCCATCTAGATAAATAGAAATTTGTTCTATTTTAACTGTGTTGTTATCAAAATCAATATCATCCCATGTAAGTCCGTATGCTTCACCTTTTCTAAGTCCTAAAAGTACTATAAGTAAAATCGGAAGTTCAAAATGCTTATCTTCTAACAATTTAAAGAGTTGTAAAATTTCTTCCCTTGTATAGACATCAGCTATACTTGAAGCTTCTTTTTTAGGGCTTTTCACAAAGTCACATAAATTTTCTTTTATTTCTTTCATTCTATAGCATTCTTTTACTACTGACCTAAAAAAGCCAAATCTTGTTTTAGCACTTTCAACAGTAAAATTTTCATAAAGATAATTTAAATATCTTTGAATTTGGTGAATTGTTAAGTTTTCCATTTTAGTATCTTTGAAAAATGGAGCTACATTTAATTTAACCCAACTTAATCTATTTTTTACTGTATAAGGCGACCAATCACGTTTATTTTCATTAATATATCTGTAGCATCTATCAGTAACAGTTATATCATTACTAAACATATATTTCTCATTTTGTATTTCTGCTTTTAGTTCTATTAGATGCCTTTCTGCTTTTTTCTTTAATCCGTATTTAGCAATACTTTTTTGTTTTATTTTGCCAGCTTCGTCATAGTATTCAACTATAACATTGTAGTTATTATTTCTTTTTCTTATAAAAGTACTCTTGATATTATCCAACTTCAAACACCCCTAATTCCTTGTCTATAAACCAACATGCCAATTCATGATGATTTATTTTTAATATATTTGCTAATTTTACTATTTGCTTGATAGTTACATTCTTTTTATTATGCTTATTTTCTAATTCACTCAAAAAACTTTGTGATAAATTACAACGTTTTGCGAGTTCTTTCTGTGTTAATTTATGTTTTTTTCTTGCTGTTTTAATCAAAATTATTTTTACCTTTCAAAATATATTTGATTAATCCACAGTTTTTATTATTATGTCAGTTTAAATCGAAAATATCGCTGATGGCGATATTTTTTATGTTACAATTTTTATAAATAAAAACATAAAAGCTTATTGATAATAGAACGTATATTCGCTATTATATAAGTATATATAAGGGGGAAATTAAATTGAATGAAAATGAGAAAATGGAAATAGCAATATTGCTAAATGAATTATTTAATAAATCAAAAGAAGATTTTGAAATGATTGAAAAAAAAATTAAAGAAGTAATCAGAGAACCGAATTAAAGGTTCTTTTTACTTCTTTAATAATTCTCTTATCAATTTTTCTAAACTATCAGCTTTAGATTTTTCAATAGATGAAAATAAATTTGCAACTCTCTTAACTTCTGGAGGAAAATCTTCAAATTTTTTTATGTCAGTCCTTCCAATAAGATAATCTGCAGAAACATCAAAATATTCCGCGATTTTTTTTAAACCATCTAAGTCTACATATCTTCGACCTTGTTCATACATACCAATTGCACTACTTGAGCATTCTAATATTTTAGCTAAATCAGATTGTTTCATATCTTTTTCTTCTCTTAATTCTTTCAATCTTCTTCCAAAAACTTTATCCATTTTATTTATTCCTCCCAATAATATTTTAACACATGATGTGTTTTTTTAGAATAAAAAACACAAAAAGTGTAATAATACTATTGACAACACAGAAAGTGTGATGTACTATGTAAATATAAGGAACACAAAAAGTGTAATAAATAATAAGAGAGGTGAATATAATGAATAGTTTAGTTGATTTTAGAAATCTCAAAAATTTATCACAAAAAGATATGGCAGCATTAATAGGAGTAACACTTAGCCTGTACTCTAAAATAGAATTAGGTTTAAGAAATCCAAGCTATAATTTTTTAACTAAATTTAAAGCAGCTTTTCCAGATTCAGATATCAATAAAATTTTTTTTAGCGATTCAATCACACGAATTGTTTAGTGAAATTTTAACATAGTAGAAAAATAAAATCATTAGGGGGATGATGGAATATGAAGAAAGTTTTAACTGTTAAGGGAGTGTGGTTAATATAGAAATATGGAAAGATATAGAAGGTTATGAAGGATTATATCAAGTTTCTAATCTAGGTAGAGTTAAGAGTCTAAAGTTTAATAAAATTAAAATTTTGAGTCAAGGAATTAGTGGCTCAGGTTATAAAATAGTATCTCTTAGCAAAGAAAATCAAAGAAAAATTTTTTTAGTTCATAGATTGGTTGCAATGGTATTTATAAAAAATCCTAATAATTATCCTTGCATTAATCATAAAGATGAAAATAAACTTAATAATTTAGCAAATAATTTAGAATGGTGTACCCATAGATATAACTGTAACTATAAAAATCACAACAAGAATTTGAGTAAATCATTAAAATCAAGTGAAAAAATAAAGAACAAAAAATTATCAGAAAAACATAAAAAAAATATAAGTAAATCAATAAAAGGAAATAAAAATCCGAGAGCTAGAAAAATATTATGTATAACTACTGGAGAGATATTTAGTTATATAGAAGAAGTAGAAGAAAAGTATAATATAAAAACTTCTGGGATTAGTGCATGTTGTAGGGGAGATAGAAAATCCGCAGGTAAACATCCAATTACAGGAGAAAAGATGGTATGGAAATATATTGATTAAACAAGGGGGATAAAAAAATGAAATACAATAAGAAAGTCCTTACTGTCAAGGAAATTCAAAGCATACTACAAATATCTCAAAAAACAGCTTACAACTTAGTAAGACAAGCACTAGCTACTGGAGATCTGTTCAAAGTAATAAAAATAGGAAATAGATATAAAATTCCAACAGAATCATTTTTAAATTGGTTGGACCAAATGGATTAAAAGGGGGAAGAAAAAAGCAAATGATAATAGTAACTTGGATTCTTAAGATTTATTGCAACTTAGTAAGAGCTGGATTTGCTAAGAATGATTGGAATAGCTATAAGAAGTATCAGGACTTAGTCTTGATTGAGTTACAAAAGATAAATAAATAAGGGGGAATAGTATATGTCAGATTTATATCAATCTTACAAAACATTTAGCAATAATGAATTTGGAGAAATAAGAGTATTAGAAATTGAAAACGAGCCTTGGTTTGTAGGTAGAGATATAGCAACTGTTTTAGGTTATAGCAACCCACCAAAAGCAGTGAGAACTCATGTAGATGAAGAAGATAAAGGGGTGAACGAAATGGACACTCCTGGCGGTAAACAAAAAATAATAGTAATTAATGAAAGTGGATTATATAGTTTAATTCTCAATAGTAAATTACCAAATGCTAAAAAATTCAAACGTTGGGTAACAAATGAAGTTTTACCTTCTATAAGAAAACATGGAACTTATATGACAGAGGATACAATAGAAAAAGCATTAACTAGTCCAGATTTTCTTATACAGTTAGCAACTAAGCTAAAAGAGGAACAAGAAAAATCTAAACAACTTGAGGACAAGCTAGAGAAAAATAGTAAGATGCTGAACCAAATATCTGCTAGTAAAAATTCCTTATTGGTTAGGGAGGTAGCTAAGATACTAAGTAATCATCATGGCATAGTTATAGGAGAAAAGAAATTGTACCAAAAGCTTAGAGATTGGGGCTGGATATTCAAGAATAGTACAGAAGCTAAGCAAGAAGCGATAATACATGGATACTTAGAAGTAAGAGAAGGGACTAGAGAAAGCTCTAAAGGAGTATTTACATTCCATACAACTCGCGTAACTGGAAAAGGACAAAGAAAGATATTAGAAAAATTATTGGAAGAATTAGAAAATAAGTAATGCAAGTTTTAACTGAGGTCCAAATAGATGTAAATATTAAAGGGGGATTAATATGAACTGGATATTAGATGAAGTTAGAGAAAGCATACAAAATAAGATTACAGTATGTGAGAGTTTCATGGAGTTATGTGATGAACAAATTAAAAATTATAAAAATAGATATGAAACTAATAGAGTAGGAGAAGCAGCAAACCATGAATACTGGAGAGCATGCAAAATAAGAACAGCATACGAAATCAAGGATTTAAAAGAAATATTGCAAGAAATAGATGTAATGATGCAAGAAGAAGTAAGGGACCTTGAGGAAGCAGATGAAGATATCAGAACTTTGAAAACAGATGCAACAATGGGAATATAAAAAAGCCCTATATAAATAGGACCTAATGAAAATTGATACTAAGTTAATTATACCACAATAACAAAAGAGGTGTAAATATGAGAATTAGAGATAGTTATTTAAATCAAGAGCCGACTTTTGAAAATAAACTACTTTATGCAATGTACACCAATAAATACGATGATAATGCAGAGGAAGCATGGGGTTTTATTGATGGAGCAAGGGAATGTTTAGAAGGATATAAACCTATTGAAGAACTTGAAGAATATATACAAAAGTATGAAATAGATAACAGTCCTTTGACAATATATGACAGGGGATATTTGCAAGCATATAGGGATTTTGTAAAACAAGAGAAGACTAAGGAGTGTGAAACTAATGAATAACAATAATGCATTGCAGTTAGCAACTTATACATTAGAAGGTGGACAAGTATTATCAGCCACAACTGTTAAGAATTATATAGCACCAGGAGCTACTGACCAAGAAGTTTTATATTTTATTGAATTATGTAAGGCCCAAAAGCTTAATCCATTTGTAAGAGATGCATATCTTGTTAAATATGGAAATCAACCAGCTCAAATTATAGTGGGAAAAGATGTATTTCTTAAAAAAGCTGGAGAAAATCCATACTTTGATGGATTAAAGGCTGGAATAGTAGTGGTTGATAAGAATGGAGAAGTAAAAGAACGTGAAGGCTCATTGAAAGTTCCAGGAGATGAATTAATAGGTGGGTGGTGCGAAGTATATCTAAAAAATAGAGAATATCCTACTAAGTGTTTAGTTAGTTTAGAAGAATATATACAAAAGAAAAAGGACGGAACAGTAAATAGTATGTGGAGTAGCAAACCATGTACGATGATACGAAAAGTAGCTCAATCTCAAGCTTTAAGAGAAGCTTTTCCAAATGAACTTAGAGGTTTATACGAAAAAGAAGAAATGGGAATAGATACAAAACTACCGGAAAAAGAAATAATTCCAGGCATGGCATCAACTAAGCAAAAGAATAAGATAATGGCAATGGCATCACAAAAGGGATTATATGATTTCAATAATCCTAAAGACATAAAAGAGTTAGAGTGTTTCTGTACTAGCAATGGATACGATTTAAAACATCTTAAATTTGAAGAAGCAGATGAAGTATTGCAACTTTTAATTGAATATGATCCAAAGGTTGATGATGTAACTGTAGATGATAATGAAATACAAGATGTAGAGTTTAATGAAGTTACTGAAACTGATGAAAGTAATATAGAAGGACAAGTTAGTTTATTGTAATAGGTTGAGGATTAATTCCTCTTCCTTAGACAAAAGACAAAGTGAGGTGAAAGAAATGGCGAAGTATAGAGCAATACAAACAGATTTCTGGGAAGATGGATTTGTATTAGACTTAACTCCGGAAGAAAAATATTTTTATCTTTATATATTAAGCAACCCTAGAACTACTCAATGTGGATGTCATGAGTTACCTTATAAAGTTATAGAAATGCAAACTGGATATAATAGAGAAACAGTTGAAAAGCTATTACAAAGATTTGTTGACTATGGAAAAATTGAATATTCGCCTGATACAAAAGAAATTCTCATAAAGAATTGGCATAAATTTAATTTTACTAAATCTCCAAAGGTTATGAACTGCATACTAAAAGAGATTTCAGAAATTAAAAATCCAGACTTTAAAAAATATATGATAGATGTTTGTATAGGGTATGGATACCCTATGGATAGTCTATATATAGACTTGGGGGAAAAAGAAAAACAAAAAGAAAAACAAAAAGAAAAACAAAAAGAAAAACAACAACAACAAGCAAAAAATACTGTATCACCTGTTGTTGTTGATAAAATAAAGTCTTATTTCGATTTAAAAAATGAAGATATACAAACTATATATGAAGCTCTTATAAGTGCAGATAAAGATGTTTCATATTTAGATGAAAAACTTCAAATTACTAAAAGTTCAAATGTAAAAAATGTTACTGGTTTTATTATTAAAGCAATTAAGGATAATTATACATTAAACAATAAAACTAACAATATTCAATTTAAACCGACTAAATTTCATTATAATGCTGGGAATGAAAACTTTAGACAATATGATCCTGATGAACTAGAAACACTTCTAAAAGAAAGTCAAAAGGGAAAATTTTAATCCGGGGGATTTCCCCTGGTAAGGGGGAGTAATTATGAAATACAAATATATGCCAGTAAAGAAATACCATTCTAAATATACAGATCCAAACGATAATACATCACTTAACTATTTAGCACTTGCAGCAGCAATACTAGACCCAAACCCTAAAAGAGATTCAAGAAATTACATGCTACCAGAGTTATTTAACCCAGACGAAGGACAAAAGAGAATTCAAGAAATTGACAATATAAGAGCAACTGGAGGAATAACAGAAGCAGAAATGATTGCCATTAATGAAGAAAATGCTAATTATGATATAAAAGTCAGAAAAGAATTAGAGGCAATTAAAAAAAGAAGAGTTTTCAAGAGAAGACAAATTAGAGTGATTAACAAGTATGCAGGAGAAGAAAGAATATTTTCTTCTATGAAGGAAGCTTGTGAAGAATACGATTTAAATTACAACAGTGTACAAAATACATATAAATATTATCAAAAGAGATACGGAGCAAACAAAATTAAATATCATGGATTAATCATAGAGAAGATGTAGAAGATGTAGAGGGGGAACAAATATGATTATCGATAAAAATATTGTTGAATTGTTTAAAAAGGCTCAAAAGGGAGATAAAGAGGCTGTAACAAGCATTGTTGAGGATAATATAGGGCTTGTATATAAGCAAGCAAAGAAATTCAAAGGTAAAGCAATAAGTTACGATGATGCAATTCAAGTTGGAAGTTTAGGATTATTGCATTCTATACAAAATTATGACCCAGAACTAGGAATAAAATTTTCAACTTATGCAACAAGCAATATAATAGGTAAAATAATGCATACTATAAGAGATCATAGAGAAGATGTACCATTCAGAATTCCAAGAAAAAATTTTAATGAATATAGACAAATCAAGCAAATTAGAAAAGAATTCGAAAAAATGCAAAGAGAACCCACTCTAAAAGAACTATCAGAAATTATGGGAATAACAATTGAAGAAGTTGTCAAGACATTACATCTTATGGAGGGCAAACTTCCCATGGACAGCACAATGAAAGCATCTAAACATAAAACAAAGGCTGTAAAATTTTCAGAAACATTAGAAAGCAACAACATATCAGAGGACCAAATAATTTTCAAAATAGACATCCCTAATGCTATTAAGAAGCTACCAGAAAGGGAAAAATTAGTAATAATAAAAAGATTCTACGAAGAAAAAAGTCAGTCAGAGATTGGAAAAGAATTACAAACAAGTCAAGCACAAATTCACAGAATAGAAAAAATAGCATTGAAAAATCTAAAAGATATTTTGAACGGAAAGAATATAGAAATATTGGACTTGGACAAGCCAGTAGCTAGAAAATACAAATATATAGATATGGCTACAACAGATTTAAGTTGTCTTACGGAGCGACAAAAGAAGTGTGTTGACTTAGTATTTGGCGAAGGACTAACACAAGCTGAGGCAGGCAAAATATTAGGTGTGAGTAAACACAATGTATATGCAGCAATAACAGAAGTAATGAAGAAGTTAGAGAAAAAGAAAATTAGTTAAGGGGATGAAAACTAATGAAAAAGGTACTAGGAGGTAAAGAAAAAAGCTGCATAAACTGTGGAGGCACAATGATACATCTTAAAGTAAAAGGACTAGGTGTAGTAAGTCAGTGTCGAGAATGCGGTAATTTAGTAAATGGAAGAATAAAAGATGAAGTTAGAGTATGGAGTTATAATCCAATAATAGAAGAGGTGAAGTAATGAAATTAACAGGATTACAAATAAGAAATATGCAAATGCTACAGGACATAGAAAAAATGATAAAAGAACTTGAGACAAAAAGGATAGAGCATGATTTATTAAATAAAAACAAATATGCTGAACTATATAAGGTTTATCATAGATTGTTAGAGGGGATTAGATGAAAGAGGTTATAAAGTTTGCTAAATTCTACTATGAGCTAGGCTATAGCTTAAATGAAGCGATAACTATGGCTATTAATATAGCTAGAGAAGTGGAGATGAGTAAATATGAGTGAAGCACAAGAGCAGAAAGCAGTCATAGAATGGTGCAGTTGGAATTCTGATAGGTTTGAAGAACTTAAATGGATTTTTCATTGTCCAAATGAAGCAAAAAGAAGTAAGATAACAGGAGCAGAATTAAAAAGACTTGGTATGCGAGCTGGAGTTCCAGATTTACTACTTTTATCGCCTAAAGGTAAATACATAGGACTAGCAATAGAGATGAAATATGGAAAGAATAAATGCACCATAGAACAAGTTAAATGGCTAGATTGGTTATATAAGCAGGGATATATGTGTAAAATATGCTATTCAGCAGATGATGCAATAGCAGTAATAAAAGAATATTTGGGAATAAAATAGGGGTGATGTGATGTTATATTTATATGATCCAAGATATAACTTAAAAACTGAAACCACTTATGAAAAAATGTGCCGATTATTTGTCAAAACAAAAGGAACATTACAAAGCTACAAATCAAAGAATAGAAAAGTTAACAAGAGATATTACATCATAGATGAAAATACAAGTAAAAAACAACTTAAAGAATTTTATTCAAAAGAGATTTTCAAAGATGAGATATGGAAGACAATAGAAGGTTCAGAAGAACAATTCATAATAAGCAACTATGGAAGATTTAAAAAAATATATAAAAGCATACCAGAAGGTAAGTTTTTATTACCATACTTTGTACATAAAAGAAGATGCAATAAGGACAAACAATTCATAAAAGTTAAATTTCAAGGCGAATACAAGGAATACAATGTAGCAAGGTTAGTAGCATATCACTTTGTTGATATATATTACACAAACGATAAAGTTATAAGAAAATCAAAAGATAGAAAATATAAAGCTTATACCTATGATGATGTAATGGCTTTTCACAAAAATGGATTAGTTTATGATAATTATGCTGGTAATTTAGAATGGTTAGACAGATATGATTTAGCAGCCAAGACAGCTCATAAGAGTAAAACAAAAGGAACTATAGTAGCCAAAGATGCAATTACTGGAGAAGTTATAGGATTCTTTAGAAGCACAAGAGATGCAGAAAAACATTTATATGTAAGTAGACAAGCAGTATCAGATAGTCTTAACAAGAAATGGAAAACAAATATAGTAGCGGGAACATATATATTTGAGTATGATGAATAACAATTAAATAGGGGATTATGCAATACCAGTGTAGTTCCCTATTCTTATTTGACTATCAAATGAAAATATGGAGGTGATATTATGCTAGACGAGTTAAAATTTATACTTAGCAGTTTATATTGCCAACTAGGATTGACCAGTGAAGTTTTAAGACTGTCACAAGTAATAGATGAACTAATTATTAAGGAATACAAATAAAGGGGGATTTAAACATGTTATTAAATAGAAAATATATAAATGACCTTGTAAATGAATTAGAAAAAGAACAAAGTGTAAATGAACATTTACATAAAATGATTGATTTCTTAAAGAACAGAAATAGTAAGTTAAAAGAGGATATAGAAGTTAAAGAGGACTCAATAGAAAACTTATTAGATGCTAATAGAGAACTAAGCCTAGCAAATACTTATTTAGAAAAACAAAATAGATTACTTATAAATGAAAATGCAATGTTGGAAAAGGAATTGAGCCAGTTAAAAACTAAACACAGTAGAGTCACTGGACAATTGGACAAGTTAAGAAATTACTGTAGACAGTTAACAGGCATAGATATATTAGGAACAGGGGAGGATGAATAATATGTTAAAAGTTGAGAATGTAGAAGTGTATGGATTTGAGGCAGCAATAAGAGGAGCAAGAAATCCTATGAATAGTTGGAATAGAATGGATAGTGAGTTTTATATAACGAAATTAAGAAATAATTGTAAAATAGGACCAAATGATTATAAAATGCTTAAAAATTTAACATTAGCTGGTCCAGAGCATAGAAAGTGGAATAGAATGGTGACAGTAACAATGGATATAACAGCGCCAATGTATTGGTTTAGTGAATATGACACATACAAAATAGCAACTACAGCTAACTCTACATCAAAAATGCATAAGATGTTAGCAAAACCTTTTGAAATGTCAGATTTTAGCTTTGACCGTTTAATAGGATATAATGAAAGCAATATAAGTATGAGAGAATTAGGCAGAAAATATGGTGTATCACATACATGTATTAGTGGAATAGTTAACGACAAATATAAATATGCTGACAAAGTAAATATATATGAAGAGGTAGCAAGACCGATAGTTGATACACTGAATGAATTGAGAGATATGTGGTTTAATTGTGATGATGAAGTAATTAAAAAACAAATATGGTACAATATACTGCAATTATTACCTGACAGCTACAATCAAAAAAGAACAGTACACCTTAACTATGAGACTTTAGGGACTATGTACAGACAAAGAAGACACCATAAGTTAGATGAATGGCACGTATTTTGTGACACTTTAGAAAAATTACCTTATTCAGAATTTATAACTATGAAATTTGAGGAGGTAGAATAATGAGAGCAAAAAGAAAGACTTGTAAAGAGAGAGAACTAGTCAACATGATAAACAAGAGATTTAAAGTGTTTTGTAATGAGTCTTATGATCTAGATGGAACAGGTTGCATGAATTGTGATTTAGATTTTGAAGATGAAGAAAGTTGTGAAATACAATATGTGAAAAAGTTACTAGGAAAGGATGAATAGATGAAAGCTTATTTATGTAATGATTGTAAATATAATAAAAATGGTTGGTGCTATGTTTATCAATGTAACGGGAAAGCAAGAATTGAAATATGTGAAAAATATAAAAATCACTTAAAAGAAAAAGATAAAATAGAATATGCAGGTTATAGACAAGCACCAGAATATGATAAAAACTTATGCTCTACAATATCAATGGAAGAATGTGCAGAATTAATACAAGCAATATCAAAAGCTAAAAGAGGAAAATTAGACAAAGATAATCTAGCGGAGGAAATAGCAGATGTAATAATTTGCATGGATTGGGTTATGGATATATATGAAATATCAAAAAAAGAAGTTGAAAAATGGCTAGATTATAAAAAAAATAGAATAGTTACCAGATTAAATAAAGGGGAGTTTAAGTAATAAGGATTGAAACATTATTAAGGGGGATAATATTATGACTAAGGATGATTTAAAAGAGTATACAAGTATAAAAAGAGAGTTAAAACAAATACAATTTAAATTGAAAGAATTAGAAGAAAGAAAAACATCTATAAAATCAATGGTCATATCAGATATGAATGTACAAACAAGTCATAATAATAACTCAATAGAAGATTTACTAATAAAAATTGAAGAGTGTATAGAAGAATACAATAAAAAAGAGATAGAACTATACAACAAACAATTAGAAATAGAAAAATGTATAAATAGCTTAGAACCAACAGAGAGAATAATAGCAAGATCAAGATATATAGAAGGTAAGACATTTGAACAAATATCAGTAGACTTAAATTATTCTTGGAGACATACGATAAGAATTCATGGAAAAATATTACAAAAAATATAAATCGTGTCATGGAATGTCATATAGTAAACATGTTACTCTATAAATATAGAAAAAGCAGATTTTTCTTAGCTATGTAAATTAATTTTCAATAATTTTTCCTGTTCTGATTTGTCCACTATTATGTGGAAGAGAAATGAGAACTTAAATTCCAACATTTAAGTTTCTGTCGAGGGATAAGAGTAGAGGTACTCTTCCCTCAATATGTTGCTATGGGATTTATATACAAGTGGAGTATTAAATTGTCGACTATATATGAAACAAGTATATACTCGTGTTCAACTCATGAGGGCAACTAATATATATATTAAAACATAGTAGTAGAAGTGAGAGGACCACTTTAAAACCTCCGGAGTAAACCGTGATAAAATCAAAATATTCATATATATTGTGTGTTAAAAAATCTATATATATTAGTATTATTAATTACTTATTGTTTTACATTATATTTAAACTATATCTTTAATTTTAAACTTTTTAAGATTTTATATTCCATTTTAATGCGCCCATTGATTTGGGTGCAATATGAAGGTATGAGTATTATCCAGTGCAACTCTGGAAACCTTCTAATGATTGTTTTTATTCATTACTCCCACAAAGAGCACTAATAATTTAGTGTTCTTTTTTTATTTTGTTAAAAGGTGTGATTGGTATGAAATGGATTGATGCAGGAACTATAGCAGATAGAGATGAAGTCCCAAAGAAATTATGGAAGTATGAAAATATTATGAAACAAATACCAAAGCATAATAAGAAAGCAGGAAGTAGAAAGATATTTCAACGCAAGGAATATAGCATATACAAAGCTAGTGATGGATATATTGTACATAATACTAATAAACCATTTGAGAAAGGCCATACTCATGTACATTCATTTAATAAGGCTAAGAGTATAGTGGACTTATGTATTAGAAAGAAACTTCCGAATACGCCAAGAGCATGGGAGATAGAAAGCTTAATGAGAATTACAAATAATAATACATATTATAATAAACTAAGGGATATGTTGGAAGGATTGAAATAGAATGAATACGATTGAATTAGTCCAATGGATTAATAAATTGATAGACACGGATAGATTATGGAAGTTCTATAAGTCTATAGAGTTCAGACATCTAAAGGAAGAAGTACTAAGAGAACAACACTATGAATGTCAAGAGTGTAAGAAGTTAGGAAAGATTACCAAAGCTAATACCGTTCATCATGTTCAGTTTGTAAGGAAACATCCAGAGCTTGCACTATCAAAATATTATACATACAAAGGAAAACAATATAAAAATCTTATTGCAGTTTGTCCAGCTTGTCACAACAAATTACATCCTGAAAAAAGAAATTATAATAAAGAACAATTGAATGAAGAGAAATGGTAATTAATTATAGGAGATGGTTGATATAAAACATAGTTATATAGTATATAAACATACAACTCCAAGTAATAAGGTTTATATAGGAGTTACTTGCCAAAAGCCTGAATACAGGTGGAATAATGGAAGAGGATACAATAAAAATAAACACTTTTCAAATGCTATCTTAAAATATGGTTGGAGCAATATAAAGCATGAAATACTATTTGATAACTTAACGGAAGAAGAAGCGAAATTGACGGAACGTATGTATATTGCTATATATGATAGTACTAATAGAGATAGGGGATATAATCAGTCATTAGGCGGAGAAGGAAGCGAAGGACTTGAATTTACTGATGAACATAAAAGAAAGATAAGCCAAGCTAACAAAGGAATCGGCGGCAATCTTTTTACTAATGAACAGAAGCAAAAGATGAGACTATTACAAAAGGAAAGAATGAGTGATGAGAGTTATAGAAAAAATGTCGGAGACAAACTAAAAGGTAAAAATAATCCTAAGGCTAAAGCAGTTATATGTGTTGATAATGGCATGGTGTTTGAAACTGTATCACAAGCTAGCGAGTATGCAAGAGTAAGCCACACGGTTATATCTAGATGTTGCAGAGGAAAACAAGAAAAAGCTGGAGGAATTGGAGCAGGAGCTGAAAATTCTCCTGCTGCCGCGCGACCCGAACGACGACAAGAGCGTCATCATGGAGATCCGCGGCGGCGTCGGCGGCGAGGAAAGCGCGCTGTTCGCCCACAGCTTATACCGGATGTACACGATGTACGCAGAGTCCAAGCGCTGGACGGTCACGCTGCTGAACTACAACGAAACCGAACTTGGCGGCGTA